GTTAAAAAAATCAAAAAAAAATCAAAAAAAATCAAAAAAAACACAAAAAAACACAAAAAAGCCCTTGCTTTTTGTTCAGAAAGGATATAATATATATTGAAACTCACTCATAGAGAGGGTTTCAGGGGAACCATAAGACCTGAACCTTAAAAGGCAGGCAGGTTTGAAAGGAAATAAAATGAATAAAGAAAATCTTAAGAAACTCAACGATTTACAGAAAGAACAATTAAGTTTCAATGCATTTAAACAAGAGTTAGAAGAAATTGGTTTAAAGGAACAAGGAACAAACCTTATTGAATTAGAAGCAGCAAATAAACATAAACTTGAAGTTTATGGTAAATCAAGCTGGATAAGAGATTTGAGATTAGGAATGTACCAATTAAGATTAGTAGAAGAAGAAAATTCAGAAGGACATAGAATTCAAAAGTCAGTAGCAGATATGAATATTTATGTTTCTCCCAGTTCTTTAGAAATAGGAATCGATATTGAAATAGTAAGTATTAGATTTATTGATGCAAAACTCCACATTATCGACGATGGAGATATGAATGATATAAGATTTTTAGAATTCCCTGACGGAACAATTCTGCATGATGGAGAACTTTATGATGGATTTGAATTCACTGGTTATGATATGAATTTGACCAGTGAAGATGGAGCAGTTTATCCAAAAGTAAAATTCATAAACAAAACTAACAATGCAAATGAATTTGACGAAGATGCGTGTACAAGGAATTTAGATTTTGACTTTGAATCTGATACCTGCAGAGAATGTAAATTCTATGATATGTGTGAAAGCATTGAAGATGAAATATTATTAGATGAAAATTCAGAACACAGTGAGGAGATATAAAATGATTAAAGATTCAGAAGGTAGAAAATTTCAAGGGGTAAGTACAATTAAAAAGAAAGATGATTGTATAATATTATTGGGGGAAATTGTAGAAGATGGATATGATGATTATACTTATGGTAGATTTTTTGAATTTAATAATCCAACTTATGGCTGGCAAGGAAAAACCAGAATAGGATTTAATGGTGAGTGGTATATATTAAATTATAATAAGAATAAGAGTTGGTGCGATGATTTTAAGGTAATAACATATGAAGAATTATTAAAATATGTATGGAATAACAGAAAATATATTAATAGGTCTTTAGAGTGAATAAAATAAATAAAAATATAAATTTAATAAAAAATAAGGAGGAATAAAATGATTTGGGAAGGGTTTAGAATAGAAGTTAAATATTACAATAAAGGGAAGGAAATACTGGTTGAAAGAAGGAATAAGGTTGCAGAAAATCTGTTTAAATTAATAGTTGAACCTTATTACTTGCCAGAATACAATTGGGAAATTAACCATTCAGAAGGTTTTGAATGGGGTTATGGTGGTTCTGGTCCTGCTCAGTTAGCTTATGCTATACTGAGAGATTACACAGGAGATATAAAAGTTTCTGAATTACTTTATCAGTTATTCAAGTGGGAAGTAATTGCAGGAATAAAAGGCGATAGCTTCTTATTAACTGATAAAGATATTGATGCTTTCTTAGAAAAGCATCAGAAAGAGATTGATAAATACTTAGGAGGAAAAAGTGAGATACAAATTTGAAATAGAAAACCAAAATAGAATAGCAGGGATATCTTCAAAGAAAATTCTATTCTATAGCTATATACATAAGTATGCTAAGATTAACGAGAATGATGAACCTATCAAGATTGAGGAACTTAGGACAGTAATCAAGGATATTGAATAACTGTTCTGATGTGAAAGGAGATGATGAGAATGTGGTATGAAATAACAAAAAATAATGGTTATACAGACTCTTATGAGAAACCAATCAATATCCCAAAGCATTTAAAGAGATATGATAAAAACGGGATTGATTGGATAGAAGAAGGTTATTCGGCTGACCTGTCAACTGTAGCTTGTTATAGTTATAATAAAGAAAGTAAAATGCTAACACGAATTGATAGTGGTAAATGGAATTTTATTCCTGCAAAGATTTATGTAAGGGATACAATTATAGACTCTATTAGAGATATTTTAAAACTGAAGGAGAGATAATGAACTATAAAAAGTATCTAAACATTTACTTGGAAAAGAAAGTAAAGTTTAAGGATAAAATCAATGACAGATATGAGGAAGGTATAGTTAGAGATAAAATAATAAAGTTTTTAAAAAGGGAAGCAAAGTAATGGAGAGTTTGACATATTTATCAAAATATAATAAAATTTATAAAAATAAATTAGGAGGAAATAATGGAAGATTTAGTAGTAAAATTCAATGAATTTACCAAGAAGAAGTATTATCCTACTTATTCAATCAGACAGAAATTCTTTGAGGATACAAAGAACTTTGAACCACATTACAGATTAGAAATTAACTTGTATGAAAATACAATTGCAGAATGTTTAATTATGATAGGTGTAATATATATTCCTATTGATGCAGAAAAACCTATTCTAAAATTAGAATGGGTAGTAGACAATGATATGGATACCATTAAGAAGCAAGCAACATTTATGGAGAAGAAATTAATGACAATTCTATTGAGACTACCAGACCCTGAAGATGAAGAAGTAGAAGAAGAAGAAAGTAAAAGAATTCAAGAAATTGAACAAAAGTCAGAAGAATTAGATAAGTATGAAAGAGCAAGAAAAGGTATCTGGGTTATCTTTAAAAAGGCTGGAATAGAAGACGATAATGAAAGACATAACATACTTGAAAAAATAACAGGTTGTAAGCATATCAATGAACTTAATAGTAAGCAAATAAACGAGTTCTATCATGAAATAGCTAATATGTTAGGAATGGAAAAAATTGAAAGTATTCCTAAACTGACAGAGAATGATTTTAAAGAGATACAAAGTTATTTTTATGATATCTTAGGAGGGGAATAATGAGAATTCAAGAAATGTATGATATGCATTTTGTGCTACCTAAAACAGAGTATGAGTATGAAGCTTGTTTTAAAACTTTAACTTGTGTCACTACTGAATGTGATTGCTTCTCTGATTGTGGTAGTAAAGAGAAATGGAATAATTTTATAAATACATATGAAGGAGAAAAAAATGAAGCAAACAAACAAATACAATCTACCTAAAGCATTAGAAAATGTTTTAAGTAGTAATGATAGGGAACCAAGTTTAGAAAAGATATATGTAACAGATTTAATTAATCCACCATTAATATACTTTCTTAAGTGTAAACATTGGAAGGAAATTGAAGAAGATATAAGTGATAAACTTTGGGCATTATTAGGAACGAGTGTGCATTATATTTTAGAAAAAGGTTCTCCTGAAGATTCATTGTCTGAGCAAAAAATGGAATACGCATTTAAGGTTGATGGTGAAATATTTAACCTTGTAGGGCATGCAGATTTATATTATAATAATGGCATAGAGGATTATAAAGTGACTTCAGTTTGGAGCTTTATGTATGGAGATAAAAAGGTATGGGAACAGCAATTAAACTGCTATGCATTTTTATATCGGTGTTGTGGTTTTGAGATTGAACACTTAACTATCAATGCAATCCTTAGAGATTGGCAAAAATCTAAGGTAAAAGATGGATACCCTGAAATACCATTCATTCAAAAACAGATACCTTTATGGTCACCTCAAGAACAGGAAAATTATATTTTAGACAGATTGAGAATGTTTGCAGTAGTTAAAAAAGCATTAACTAAGGAAGGCTACTATGAAATACCAATATGCACACCTGAAGAACGATGGACAAGATATGATAAAAAGGAAAATAAAGAGATAGATATAAGATGTGAGAATTATTGTATAGTTAGGGACATTTGCAAGAACTATAGAAAAACAAGAGTTAAATGTCCAAATGAGATAGATATAAGATGTGAAAATTATTGTGTATATTGTGTAGTTAGGGACATTTGCAAGAACTATAGAAAAACAAGAGTTAAATGTCCAAATGAAATTGCTATTGAAAAATTGTATAAGGAGAAGAAGAATGAAAAAGTATCTTGAGAAAAAAATAAATAAGTTAATTAAAGAAACCTATGATAAAGAAATAGAGCTTTTAAAGCGAGAACTAATCTTAAATATGAAATTAAACGAGGAAGAAAAAAAGAGAAAGGAATATTATGAAAGTAGAAACATATAAGTTAGAACATTCATTTATACATTTAGTTAAACCAGAAACAGATTCAGAGGAATTGATTATTTGGAATTCAGAACTACTACCAATTACAAGAGAAATAACTTGGCTACGAATAGGAAGGATAGCAGAACAATTAAAAACTGATTATAAAAAGCTAAGACAAAGACTTGAGAATGAAAACTATTATACAGATAATGGAAGCACAAATAAATGGAAAAGCTTTTTAAAGGCTTTCAAAGAAGTTACAGGGCAGGAGTTCAGAGAATGAGTTATCCATTTATACCTCCTAATTTATTTGAAGTAAGTCTCTCTCATTCTCACTTACTTCAAAAAATATATAATGCATTATATATTTTTTTTGAAAGGAGAAAAAATGAACGAAATAATGGAAGATAGTTATCAAAACTTAGTTGAGGATTGTAAATCAATTATGTCAGCATACCTACCTGACATGATTGAAACTACTTTAACACTTCACTGGTTTATGGGAAAGCGTATAAGTGAAATGGATAAGGAATGGAAAGGAAAAGAAGAATACTATCAAAAACTTGCAAAGGATTTAAAAATATCAGTCCAAACTATTAAAAAGGAAATAGCATTTTATAAACAGTATCCAAACCTTGCAATATCAGATACTGCTATTGATATGAATGTACTTTATAAGGAATATTCAAAACCAACCTGGTATAAAATATCAAACAAACTTACTGATGAAAAACTAAAACTTGAAGCTCCTAAGGCTAAATCTAAAACTGAAATACAAGCAAATGAACTTACTGAACTAAATTTATCAATTACACAAATACAAGCTTACTTAAAGAAAAATAAAGTTACTAAAATAGCAGTAATAACAGAAGAAGGAGTAAAGGAAATAATAAATATACAAAATGCAAAAGATGAATTATACGAACTACTTAAGGAATTTTACGGCGATGTAAAAGTGACTGATATTGAATGGAGAAACGCAAAACTGTTATTGAATAACTTTACTAAAGATGAAATCATAAACTTAATTCATAAACTTAAAACGAATAAACAAGCAGGATACTATTCAAGAAATTGTGCGTCATTGAGATATTTATATTCATATTACTCAGAAATCTATAAGGAACAAAACAATAAAGAGCTACCAGATAAGGAGGAATTTGAAGAATATGCAAAACTCCATCCTGAATGGGCTTAATATATTAGAACCTATGTTTGAGATATCAAGTAAGGATTTTCTCAAATATAATTCCCAAGAAGCATTAAAGAATTATGCTTTAAACTGTAAGCATAAGGAACTTAAACCAATCTTAAAAAAGCTATTAATCAATAAAGCAATATGGGCAATAAGAGCGGAAAAAATAGTATTAACTGAGGATTATATTAAATCACAATGCAAAACTGATTGCAAAGGTGCAGTGTATGTAAAAGATGATTATGGAGCACTATTAAAAAGATGTCCATCAATAAATAGTAGTTATTGTTTATTGAGTTTAGAAAATAAAAAGTCATATGAAGAAGAACAGAAACTTAAAGAGGTTTTCTTTCCTTATGCGATACCTTCAAAATATTATGAAAGTGATATAGCAAAAGTAAACAAAGATATACGAAATAAAGTCTATAGGTTTATTCAAAACCTACCAGAAATAATAAGTAATGGTAAAGGCATATTTATGACAGGCAATGTGGGAACAGGAAAAACTTCAATATTGTATTTGATAATAAAGGAAGCATTACAAAATTATAGTTGTTATTATTGTACTGTGAATGATGTTTATAAATATCTAATTAGACAAAACGATGAATTCATAGCAAGATTATACTATTCAGAACTGCTTTTAATTGATGACTTAGGTAGAGAGTATATGAGTGAAAATATAGATTTTGGAGCAAGACAATTTGACGAATTAATAGATTTCAGATACAGGGAAAATAAATCAACCTGCTTAACAACAAACCTAATGTTTGAGTTAGTTAAGAATAAATACCCAAGAGTATATGATAGATTAAAAGAAAAAAACCAGTTTTTAATTATTACTGGTGAATCTCAAAGGATAAGTAATTGGAGATGAAATATAAAATAGGAGACATAATAGTTATTGATAATAAAGAGTATAAGATTATTCATTTTATTATTCTTAAAAGATAATCTCTTTCCTGAACCTCGTCGTTCTTTATATAAGCTAATTCAGGAATTTCCTTTTATACCAGGATTGACATCATTATATTATAGGGAGGTTTAATGACCACTAAACAAAAGAAGGAACTTGACGAATTATTTAGTTTAGCAGTGAGAACAAGAGACAATTATACCTGTCAGAAATGTGGAAAGCAACATAAGCATGTTCAATGTGCTCATATATTTTCAAGAAGTAACTTATCAATTAGATGGGAAATGTTAAATGGAATAACTTTATGTTACTACTGTCATTTGAATTGGTGTCATAGACAACCAGTTGAATGGACAGAATGGATACAAAATTATTTAGGAAAAGATAAGTGGGATACTTTAGTCGTCTACAGAAATTCAAAACGAAAAATTGATTATAAACAGAAAAGGTCTGAGTTAAAAAAAATCATTGAGGGATTTAAAACATACAATAAAATAAAACAAGAGTTTGAAGATGAGTTAGGATTTTTAATTAATGACAATAATAAAAAGAAAGGAGATTTAAATGATTAATGAAAAAGATTTACGAATATATCAAGATTACATAGTTAATAATTATCCTTATAGAGATATGAAAATCATTAACAATCAATGTATAACTGGTATGCAACAAATAGCTAAAGAACTTAATATATCAGAAGAAACTGCTTGGATTATATGGAGAAAATATCTTACAATGAAAGGAGAATAAGTGAAAATAAATACTTGGAAGGGACAAAAAGATATAGATAAGGTATTTAAAAATATTCCTGATGAAGTTTATGCAAAGTTAAGAGATAATATGAGTATAAGCGATGTCTTAGAAGTGTTAGAACGATATGAAAAACCAATTAAATTGCTTCAGGAATATTTGAGATTAAAAAGATACAAAAGAAAAAATGCATACATACTAAACAGAATAAAATACTTAGAAGCTTCTATTTTAAGTATGAAAAATAAAAATAGATGGAGTAATGAATATTTATTTGAGCTTAGAAGTAAAAAGTTAGAAAGATATTATTTGAGAGAAGAATTTATTGAAAGCTTAAAAGGTTATACAAGAGAACCTTATGAATGGAGAAAAAAGAAATAAGTTTAATTATTGACAATAATAAATTCAATAATAGAATAAATACAAATTAAAAAACGGAGGTGGAAATGAAAGTATTGAACCAATATCAAGGTTTCATTATCTTAGCAGTTTATTCATTATTTATTTATGGAATAATTTTTATTACCTGTCGCAAAAAGGAACAAACAAAATCGTGGTTTTTATTGAACAACAGAAAAGTGTCAAGTATCATTGGAAGTTTTAGTGTAGCATCTGCTTGGATATGGGCACCTGCTTTATTTGTGTCAGCACAAAAAACATATCAACAGGGATTAGTAGGATTATTTTGGTTCTTAGTTCCTAATGTTTTGGCATTAGCACTATTTGGAATATTTGCAGTTAAAGTGAGAGAAAGACATCCTAATGGTTTTACAATATCAGAGTATATGGGAAGATATTCAGATAGGGTTCATAAATATCACTTGTTTGAATTATTCACAATGGATATATGTGCTGTAGCTATTCAAGTATTAGCAGGAGCAGGAGCTATATCTTTAGTTACTGGAATAAACTTTCATTTATTGACAGTAATATTAGGATTAATGGCATTAGGATATTCATTTTATGGTGGTTATAAAGCAAACACAATAAGCAATACAGTTCAAATGATGATAATGTTAGTATTAATGTTTATTATTATTCCGACGGTATTATCTAAAACAGGATTAGCTCCATTGAAAGCAGGATTAGGTGGTATAACAGGAAAATATAGTAATATTTTCTCTAAGAATGGTTTAGAAGTTATGATAACTTTTGGCATATCTTCTACCATTACTTTATTTAGTGGACCAATAGGAGGACAACCATATTGGCAAAGAGCTTTTTCAATAGAAAAAAGTAAAGATATTATTAAAACATACATTATAGCTTCTTTAATATTTGCAGTGGTTCCTTTATTGATGTCATTGTTAGGTTTCATAGGTGCAGGAAGCGGAATGACCAATATAGATATGCAATATATCAATATTGCAGTAATTTTAAAATATACGAGTCCATTAATTATAATACCTTTCTTATGGATATTAATATCAGGGTTATTATCAACAGTAGACACAGGTTTATGTTCGACGTCTTCATTAGTGGGACATGATATTATGAATAAATTTAGTTACAATAAAACAAGATTAATGATGGTAATAATAACAGCAATTGGTATTCTAATAGCAAATATACCAGGATTAAAGATAGCATATTTCTGGCTGTTTTATGGAATGTTAAGAAGCACAGTAGCACTACCAACAGTATTTGCAAGTTTAAATATTAAAATGAATGAGAAGGGATTATTCTGGGGAGAAATGTTAGGATTGATTAGTGGTGCTCCAACATATTTAATAGGAAGCTTTAAAAATGATTGGAGATTAATGCTTATAGGTGCAATATTGGCGGTAGGCTTCCCATTGATTAGCTTAATTAATGGAAATGAATTAAGCAATGAGTGAAATAAAAAGGGAAACAATAGAATTAAGCAAATTAAAACCATTAGAGAAAAATGTTAGATATCATGGAGATACACAAATTGAAGAATTGAGAAAAAGTTTAAGAATGTTTAATCAGACCAGACCATTAGTAATCGATGAAGATAATAATATATTAATTGGCAATGGTGTCTATCAAGCAATGATAAAAGAAAATTATACAAAATGCGATGTAAACAGAATAATAGGATTAACTGAATCAGAGAAGAAGAAATTAATAATAAGCGATAATAGATTATATGAGTTAGGTTTTAATGATTATAATGTCTTTAATGAATTAATAGCAGAGATTAAAGAAATAGATGACTTAAAGATACCTGGATATGATGAAGATATTTTGGAACTATTAGTAACAGATAAATATGAAAATACCTTAGAAGATTTTGAATTATCAAAGGAGCAACAAGACAAACTAAAAACACTTAATGAAGAAAGAATAATTAAATGTCCTAATTGTGGACAAGAAATTAATTTAGGAAAGTTATAATCATGATATGATAATACAAAAATCTTTAGACATAGATGTGGTAGAGGCGGCTAAACAAAGAATCATTAAATTGTTTAGTTATAATTTACCAGTAGTATTTAGCTTTTCAGGTGGTAAAGATTCATTATGTCTGGGACACTTAATATATAATTTAATTCTTGAAAATAAGATAGATAAAAATCTTCTAACAATAAGATTCATTGATGAAGAAGCAATGTATGATGATGTCATAGAGATAGTTAAAGATTGGAGACAAAAATTCCTACAAATAGGAGTTGATTTTAGATGGTATTGTGTTGAGGTAAAACATTATAACTGTTTTAATAAATTACAAAATGATGAAACATATATTTGTTGGGATTCTACTAAATCTGATGTATGGGTAAGACAACCACCAGAGTTTGCAATAAGAGATTCTATATATTTAAACAAAATAGAAGATAATTATCAAAGCTTTCTTTATAGATATGACAAAGACAAAATAAATATATTAGGGGTAAGAACAGCAGAGTCAGCACAAAGATTGAGCGGTATATCTAAAAAAAAGTCAAAGAATTTTACCTATAGACCATTTATGCCTATATTTGACTGGACAGATAATGATGTTTGGCTTTATTTATATGAGAACAAAATAACCTTCCCAGAAGTATATATTAGAATGTATCAAATTGGTGTTAATAAAAGAAGATTAAGGATAAGTCAATTTTTCTCCATTGATACAGCTTCAAGTTTAGTAAGAATGCAAGAATATTATCCAGACCTTATGACCAGAATAATTAAAAGAGAACCTAATGCATATTTGGCGGCTTTATATTGGGATAGTGAAATGTTCAAAAGGAATACAAGAAAAAGAAAACGATTAGAAAAATCAGAAGAAGATGATAATAAAGATTACAAGAAATTGTTTTTAGAATATATTTCAGATGATAGAAACTTCACTAATGAATTACAACAACAAAACAGAAGAGATATAAGTAGATTTGTTTTAAAATTTAGCCATATGCTTACACAAAAAGAATATAAACAAATTTATGAAGTAATAAAAGCAGGGGATCCTAAAAGACGTAACAAAAGAGGATGGTATACTGATATGGTATCAAATAGCACAAAAAGGGAAGGTATACATATTAAAAGGAGTAAGTAATGGAAGAAAAAAATATATTAGACACAATTAAAACAATACAAATAATAGACAGAGATTTACTAAAAGCAAATGATTACAATCCTAATATGGTATTGGAAGAAAACTTAAAGCTATTAGAAAGAAGTATTTTAAATAATGGCTGGACAGCTCCTATAGTAGTAACAAAAGATTTAGTTATTATAGATGGTTATCATAGATGGTTAGTAAGTGGAAGAGAACCTTTAAAGAGTTTACTAAATAATAAAGTTCCTATAGTAATAGTAGAACATAAAAGTCATAAAGAAGATATATACGGGACAATAACACATAACAGAGCAAGGGGAACACATTTACTTGACCCAATGAAAAAGATAATAAAGGAATTAATAGAATCAAATGTTCCTATGCAGGAGATATCAAAAGAATTAGGAATGAGAGAAGAAGAAATATTTAGATTATCAGATTTCAGTAGAGAAGATTTCTTAAAATTAATGATAAAAGATTATTCACATTCAAAAGCAAAAAAAATAACAAACATAAATGTGATGAAATGAGTAATAATTTAGAAGTTAAAGAATATGCAAAAGAACTATATTTAACACCTGATGAAAAAGGAAGACATAAATATTCACTAAGACAAATAGCGACAAAAATTCAACAACGGTTCAACAAGAAGGTTAACTATTCAACAATATCACTATGGGCACAAAATGAAGGATGGCAAAACCTTTGGGAGGAAGCATATAAGATAGGAGCAACAGAAGGATTAGGAGTAAAAGATAAAGAGCAAGTAAATGAAATAAACCAAAAAATAATAGAAGAAAGAAAGAAAAAACAGTCAACTGAAGAAGTATTGCAAGAAAGAATAATAAATGCAAAGAAGAATGATTTTATAAGATTTGAAACACTTAAAGATTTAGCATTTAAGGATATAACAAGTAAGAAGGTAACAGAAACAGACAAAGAAGGTAGAACAAGAATATATTATCCCTTAATGACATTCAATAGTAAGTTAGAAGCGGCAAAAGTATTTGATATTGCTTGTAAGTATAGCGAGAAAACATTAAGCAGTATAACAATAGAAACAGAATCAGATATTGATGAGCATAAGAAAGAAATACTTGAGCTAATTTATAAAATCAAAAACAATGAACAAGATTAATGAGTTTGAGTTACTTAAAAATTGCAGACCAGAGTCAAAGATAGAACTTTGGTCATTAATATATACAAACTTTAAAATAGAAATACCAAACAAGAAAATATGTGCAGAACATTCAACTCCAATGGAAGCTTTATGGGATGTCTATAATGAAGAAAATGACACGAACATTTGGTGGGCTTTCAGGGGCGGTGGCAAGACAATGATGATTGCATTACTTGCTTATTTTATGAGCATTCATAAACCAAACTGTGGAATAACAGTATTAGGTGGTTCATTTGAGCAATCATCAAAGGTAATGGATTACTTAGAAAAGTTTTGGTATGAAAGCGGTAACTTAAATATGATTAGAGGAGAACTAAGCAAAACAAAATATGAGTTAGTGAATGGAAGTTGGGTAAGTATTTTGACTGCTTCTCAAAAGTCAGTAAGAGGGCCTCATCCTCAAAAGCTTTTCTTAGATGAAGTTGATGAAATGGATAAAGATATTTACTTAGCAAGTTTAGGACAACCAAAAGAAGCATATGGCATTAAACCACAAATATTAATCTCTTCTACTTTACACAATCCTAATGGGCTAATGGAAGAAATAATCGATAAAGGAGAAGGAAAGATTTATAAATGGTGTATCAATGAATGTTTAGAACCTGCAGGATTTTGGTCAAAAAGAGAATGGGAAACAAAACAAAAACAACTAACACAACAAATGATTGATGTCGAATATAAGTTAAAGAGGCCTTCATTTAGGAACTCAGTATTTGATTATCAACAACTTGATAATGCATATAAGAATGATTATGAGCTGAGAACAATGGAAGCAGGTATTGACTGGGGATATAAAGAAACTGTTTTGTCATTATTCAGTGTTACAAAAGAAAAAATATACTTAGTTAAAAGTATTGTTTGGAACTATGTAGAGCTTTCTGTTAGATGTGAAGAAATTAAAAAGTTAGTTAAGGAATACAATATAACAAACATTTATGCAGACTCCAATCCTAATGACTCAAATATTGAACTTGCAAAAGTATTAAGAGACGAAAATGTAAATGTTATACCAGTTGCATTTTCTGTTTGGAAGAAGATAAGCATAAATACCATAAGATGGTATTTAGAAAAAAAACAATTAATAATAAATGACTTAGAAACAAAAAGAAACCTGCAAGCTTATTCATTCAAAGAGGGAACAGAGGAACCAAAAAAAGAAGACGACCACAGAACGGACTCCGTAATTGCATTCTTTGCTTCTAAGTATCAGAAAGGAGAAATCAATGTTTAAGTATCCTTATTTAAAGAATGATATTGCAGAGAAGGATTTAGAATTAATGAAATGGTATTCCTGTAATACAGAGGAATTAGCAAACTACTACTCAAATAAAGTATTAGATAAGTTTTGGAGCACAGAGGAATTGAAAGAAAGAAGGGTAATGATACATACGCCTTTGATGAATGATATTGCAATTCTTAATGCGAACTTATTATTTTCAGAAAGCTTTCATTACATAAGTGAAAAAGACCTAAACAAAGATAGGTTAGATGAAATACTTTATAACAATTCCTTTGACTCAATATTAATTGAAAGTGCAGAGCTTTGTAGTGCATTCTCAGGAATATATTTTAAGATTGATATAGACTCAAGTGAAGACAATCCTTTAATAAATGTTTCAGTTCCTTATTACACAATACCAGTTTTTAAAAATCGAAAACTTGCTAAGGTTATATTCTGGCAAGAATTCAAAAATGAATTTAAAGTATTTAGATTATTTGAAACAAGGGAAATCATAAATGGAAGTTTAAATATCACTTACAAGTTATATGAAGGTTCAGATGATAATTTAGGAAGAGAAGTTGATATTAATAAGATTGAAGAAGTTGCAGTTTTAAGTTTGCAAGATATTATAATTCCCATTAATGATTTAGGAGTTGTTTACATACCTAATTTAAAACCAAACTTAATGTATCCCTTGTCACCTTTGGGAAGGGCAGACTGTGAAGGCTTAATAAGCTTATTAGACTCCTTAGACGAAACATTCTCAAGTTGGATAAGAGATTTGAGATTAGGAATGGCAAGAATATTTGTGGACTCAGAGATATTAAGAAAAGGCAAGTTTGATGTTTACAATGAAGTTTATTTAAAGATTGATTTAACACAAAATAAACTGGCAAATGTAAATTATAAACCAATAGAACCTTTACAATTTCAAATTAGAGTCAACGAGCATAAAGAAACTGCATTAACTTTAATGAGGGAAGTAACAACACGGGCAGGATATGCACCTCAATCATTTGGTATGGATATAGAAGGAAGAGCAGAAAGTGGAACAGCACTAAATATCATGCAAGGGAAATCATTACTAACAAGAAAGAAAAAAATAAAATATTGGCAAGATGGATTAGAAGAACTATTCTGGCAATTACAAGAGTTTGATAGAGTGTTTTATAATGGAGATAAAGAAGTTGACTTTAATGTAACATTCCCAAGTGAGGTAAAGACTTCATTAGAACAAACTTCAAACACAATACGTAATTTGAGGCAAGTTCAATTATTGAGTAATTACACTTCACTTAAATTATTATTCCCAGACTGGAGCGAGGAAGAAATACAAGCAGAGATAGATAGAATCTGGGTTGAATGAAATATTATGAACTTAGACAAGTTTTTAATTCAGTTATTAAACAGATTAAAAGCTATTTTAATACAGGCAATCAGAAACGGGAACTTAATTTCAAATAGTGATTTTAAATACTTAATTAGTAAAGACTTACAAATGTTACAAATGAATTTAAATAACTGGAAAAATCAAGGAGTTAATGATTACTTAAAAGGTGCAAAAAGTATAAAAGGTAAACCAGTTAAAAAGATAACACCAGTTAATTTAAATCAAAAACCTCTTTACAAAGACACAAACGAATTTGATGAGATACTTAAAAAAGGGGTAGGATTAGAAAACTTTACAGGGCACAAATCTGCTTTAGGAGTTATCTTAGCAAACAGAGAAATAATAGGTAACCAGATGATTAATCATATAACAAGAGGAATAAATGATGTATATTACAAAACTGCAACTACTGTATATGCAGATAATTTTCAAGAAGGCGATTTGTATACAAGACAAATGTATACAGATGAATTAATTCAGAAGTTTACTGATGATGGAATTATAAGCTTTACAACAAAGAATGGTAGAAACATTCCCATTGATGAGTATTCAGAGATGGTTTCAAGAACTATGACTATGCAAGCAGAAAGAGAAGGTAAATTAAATAGGCTTCAAGAAACAGGTAATGACTTAATATTAGTAAGTTCACATTTAGGTTGCTGTAAATATTGTCAACGGTATAATGGAAAAGTTTTAAGTATCTCAGGCAATGATAAAAGATACCCATCACTTCAGGAAGCACAAGATAACCATTTATTTCATCCTAATTGCAGGCATACATTTACACCTTACACAGGACACAAACCCAAATACTTATACTCAGAAGAAGAACAAAAACTAATTGACCAGTATGGAGAAAAAAAAGCAAATGAAATAGTTTATACAAATTCACAGAAGCAAAGAAGATTAGAAAGAGAAGTAAGACAAAATAAAACTGCATACGAACTAACACATAAAGAAGAATACAAAAAATTAGTAAGTAAGAAGCAGAAACAATTAAGAGAATTTATAAATGTAAATCCTTATTTAAAAAGAAAACCACAAAGGGAGCAAATAAGATTTGTTCCTAAACGATTTGCAAGTTTTGCTGAAGATTTAAAAACAGTTAAAAGAGCAACGCAATATATAGAAGTTAGTTTTAGGGATATAAAAACAAGAGAACAAGCAATTGAATATATTGAGAAGGATTTAAAAACAAAAGTTAATATTAGCAAGCTTACTGATGAAGTAGTAAACGAGATTTCAAAAGAATATGCAAGAGCTAAGGAGTTATCAGGACTTAAATTAGATAAGATAACAGATGATATAGACGATGCTTGCAAATTAATGAAATGTTCAAAGAAGGAGTTTACTAAATACTATAGTGACGCTTACGCATTGAGTGATACAGACAATAATGTTTTATGGGTAAATCCTAAATACTTTTCAAAGGAAAACATTGAAGATACTAAACTAAACTTTGATATTGAAGTTAAAAAATGGTATTATCATACACCAGGTTCACAATTAGAAGCACAAACAATGTCACATAAGTTTGGACATTTTGTTGAATCTGATATGCAAAGAAAAATTAAAGCTAACAAAGATAAGGAGTTAGCACAATTATTAGGACAAGACCATGTAAGATTTATGAATAAGCAAAAAGAGTATAAATTAATTAAGAATAAGAAGAAAGCAAGTAAAGAGTTTCTTGAAAACTATTCTTCAGTATATGGACTTAGTAATTATTCAGAATACTTTGCAGAAACATATGCAGAGTTTAATACATCTATAAAACCCAGAGAATATACCAAATCAACAATGAGTATTGTAGATAAAGTAAATGCAAGATATAAGTAAGATATTAGAAAGGAGGGTAGTATGCCAGAGATAAGAGGTTGGGATGAAGAAAGTCCAGGAGCATATTGGCATTATAGAGTGAGACCACCCAATCTATTTAAACCTAATTCATTTAGAGTGATTGACATAACAGATGGAGTAAAAAGCACAATGGGAAAATTAAAAACAGACACAAACGGAACAATGGTTCCGCAAAATGTTATGTTTGATAAAAAGAAATTCACTTTAAGTGAAGCAAAAAAATGGTTAATCTTGACAAAAGCTTTGCTTAGAGAGATGACCATAAACAATTAATAAAATAAAGGAGGATTATATGGACGAAAAAGATGTAAACAAAGAAAATGAACAAGAAAATACAGAACAAGGACAAGAGCAAGAGCAAGAAAAATCATTTCCTATTGAGTATGTGAAAGCATTGAGAGAAGAGAACGCAAAATATAGAACTAAAGCTAAAGAGGTAGAAGAAAAACTAAATAAAGTTCTTAAATCATTAGGACTTGATGAAGGAAGCAATGAACAAACATTGGAAGAGGTAATTGCACAAAAAGATAAATTGATAAAAGACTTGACATTTGAAAAAAGTTTTGGTAGAATAGCAGACAAATTAGAGGTTGACCCTCTCTTTACAAAAGCTTTGCTTAGAGAGCAAGGCAAATTAGAGAATGTCGACCCTTCAAGTGAAACTTTTGAGAAGTTGTTACTTGAAGAGATAAAAAGTTTAATTGAGGAATATCCACAAATTAAAAAGAGTGGAAATAAACCTCAGGTAGGTATACCACCAAATCAAGGAACTCCTCAAAGTCAGGTCGATATGAATTCTATTATTAGAAAATTAGCAAAGAAGTAAAAGCAAAATTTAAAACTTGAGGAGGTTAAGAGATGGCTTTTATAGACCAAACTGATGCGGCAAGATTAATTCCGCAAGAAGTATCAAATGAAATAATTAAAGCAGTTCCTGAATATTCATATGCACTTCAATTAATGAAAAAACTACCAAATATGTCTAAGAGACAAAGAAGGATACCAGTTATGGCTTCTTTAGCAACTGCAAGCTTCATCAATAAAGGAACAACTGAAACACCAGCGGTCAAGAAACCAACAACTAAATTAGCATGGGAAAATAAGTTCATTGACGCAGAAGAAATTGCGGCAATAATCCCAGTTCCTGAAGATATAATTGAAGATGCTGACTATGATATTTGGGGAGAATGTAAAACTGCTTTGACTGAAGCTTTTGGGGTAGCAATTGACCAAGCAATCTTTTTTGGAACAGGAGCACCAACAAGCTGGCCAAATGATATAATCACTGGAGCAACAAGTGCAGGAAATGTCGTTGCATTAGGAACTGGAGAGGATTTACTTCAGGATGTATCAAGTATTATGGCTTCAGTAGAAAGTGATGGTTATGATGTAACAGGTTTCATAGCTCCAATAACAATCAAAGCACAGTTAAGAGATTTGAGAGATGCATTAGGCAGACCTGTATTTATGGAAAGTTTTCAAGGACCAGTGACATATACTTTATTTGGAGCTCCTATTCAATTTGTTAAAAGTGGAATGTGGAATATAAGTAAAGCTCAATTAGTAGCTGGAGATTTTCAAAGTGCAGTTTATGCAATTAGACAAGATATTACTTTTAAAATACTTACTGAAGGCGTGATACAAGATGATAATGGATATATAATTTACAATTTAGCACAACAAGATATGCTTGCTATTAGAGCTGTTATGAGACTGGGATGGCAAGTTCCTAATCCTGTCAATAGATTACAACCTGTTAAAGCAAATAGATTCCCATTTGGAATAATTACTTAAGGAGGATTGAAATGTTATACAATCCTTTTAAATGGAATTTCATTAAGATACTTTCAAATCCTGTTAGAAGTGCAACTCATAGATATTTAGCAGAGTTCAAATGTGCTCCAAAAACTGCAGGTGCAGAGACTGTGCATGACTCTATAACTCTATTAGCTGACCACGAGACTGTGCATGACTCTATAACTCTATTAGCTGACCCACAGGCAGTTACAACTGGATTTAAAACAATTGATTTAGCAAGACCAATATTGCTTACTAAGAATGCGAATAATGTAGCAGGAAATGTTAAGCTTTATGGAACTGATATTTTAGGAAGAGCAATAACTGAAACAATAACTTTACCAACAAATGCTACTATTATAGAATCAACTAAAGCATTTAAAAGTGTAACCAAAGCAGACCTACCTGCATATACTACTGAAGGAGATTGGATAAAGATAGGAACTCCACAGACAGTTACAACTGGATTTAAAACAATTGATTTAGCAAGACCAATATTGCTTACTAAGAAATCAAATTCTGTTGCAGGGAATGTAAAGCTTTATGGAACTGATATCTTAGGAAGGTCAATAACTGAAACAATATCACTACCAACTGGGGCAACTACTATAGAGTCAACAAAAGCATTTAAAAGTGTAACCAAAGCAGACTTACCTGCATATACTTCTGAAGGAGATTGGATTAAAATTGGAACAGTAAACAAAATAGGACTACCTGCTTTGTTTTATGAAGATAGAATAGTTTTGACTATATTTGATAAAGCTCAAATAGCTCATACAGGCACATATTCAAAAAGTGATATAGCATTAAATATTCTTGCTCCAACTAGTGCAACCTTTAATGATACAAAAGAATTGATAGTGATATTTATTCCTTGTTATGAGGAGGAAGCATAATGATTGAAGTAAAGTTTATAAAACAAACAATTGTCAATCAAAATGGAAAACGTGAACTAAAGAATATTGGCGATACAATGTATATAGATGAAAATATTGCAGAACGATGGGCAAATAAAAAGATAATTCAAGTAGTAAAACCAAAATTAATTAAGAAAGAACCAGTGATAAAAGAACCTGAAATTGAAAAAAAAGAAACTGAAGATTTAAAACCCATTTTTATAAAAGGAGGTAAGAAATAATGGCAATATTAGATGTAAATTCATTTCAATATTTAACTCCTATTGATTTAGCAAGTAAAGCTGTTTCTGCAACTGTAGCTGATACAGTAGAAGGTATTTTAGCAGAAGATTATTTTAAAGATGATGGCGGAATATTGATTTATGTCGAGAATACTGATGTAAGCACTGATATAACAATGACAATTAAAAGTTACGTAGCTTCAAATTATAATGTATTAGAAGACGCAGAAGTTACAATACCAAAAGGTAAAAAAGTATTATTAGAGCTGGGGACTCGATGGAGATTTGCAAAACCAGAAGACCAGATGGTTAAAATAACTTATTCAGACCCAACTAAAATCAAGCATGCAATACTGAAATATGTAAAGATGTAATATGTATTTAACTTCTGATGAATACAATTTAATAACAGGAAGACCAGGAACAGAAGCAACTGAGCAACGAATTCAATTTGCTTGTGAGTTGTTTAATAAAAGAATTAATCTCAATCCTGAACTTAAAGAATTAGACTTAACAGAACTGACTGAGATGCAAAGGCAAAATGTTAAGCGATGGATAGCTTATATGGTTAGTTATCTTTACGATAATAAAGATATAGCAACAGGGGTAGTAAGGAGTATTAGTTTAGGAAAGTTTTCTGCAACCTATGAAAATTATTCCTTACTACCCAGAGAGTTGCATTTGGCTGATACATTAATAAGGGAGTTGATTGATAATTGTGTTCAAATGAAATAAGTTCACT